TTATTTAGAGGTTTGTACTTGCATTGAGGAAACATACCAATTATCTTGATACTTGTCTCCAATCAGGTTAAAAGTACCTGATAGTCCGCTATTATCTGCGTATTTCTTGGCTTCCATTATAGAGCTGAACTCGCCCAACTTTTTGAATCCAATAAATAATTTATACATGGTGCTGTTCTGTTTATGCTTGATGACTTCTGCCTGTAAAATGGCATACGCTTCATTATAATTTTTCTTTTTCTGTTCCAATTTGGCTTTGGCTTTGAGTAACTTTTCATCCGTTTCAAGATTGAAAAACAGGTCATTGTGTGTCATATAGTCGATATATTTGGCGATTGCCCTTTCTACCTTAGTTATCTGCGCTTTTGCCGAAGCTACTTTGCCTAAAAGGAAGTCAAAACCTGTTTGCAATCCCGTCCGCTTGTCGTATGCACAGTGATATACCCAAATTTTCTTACGGGGGTATTTACATACCAATTTTGCCCTGCGCCACTCAATAACCCACCGCCAACGGTCTAACATGGCACGAGGGATGTCGATTATATGTAGTATTTCACGGTTTCTGTCCTCGTCCCTTACTTCAAAGGTTATATATACCCAATGTTCTATTTTGAGTTCCCGTTCCGCTTTTGCAAGGTCTTTGGCATCTTGCATCCAATCGTCTATTTTTTCCTGTGCCATGATATTGATAATTAACTGTTATAAATTTGCTGTATTTCTTCTCCGATTTTTGACAACGCTTGTCGTTGTTCATCGGTAAGTGATAGTACAAAATCATCGTTGCTATACCATTCTCCGCTATCTTCTTGTTCTCGGAAACATCGCCTGTTAGCAGTATCTACGATTCCCAATATTACATCAACTTCGGTTGAAGTTAGTCCGCTAATTGTGCAGGTCTTATTTGTTTTATTTACTTTCAATTTCATGCTTTTTGAGATTATGGGCGGATTACTCCGCCCTTTGGTTATTCATATGCTTCAATCCTTTCTTTTACAATCTCATGTAAGTGTGAATTGGATTGATAAATTTTGATTTTTTCTTGAAAGGTTTTATTTTGCCAAAATTGGTTGGCATCATCAAGGAATTTTGCATCTATTTCATTATTGCCGTCTCTGTCCTGCTCTATACCTGTAATATCTTCAAATTCATCAAAACTAAGCCATTGCCACCACGTATTAAGAGTTTGCAAAGACCATTCATTCGGCTTTTTGGGACTTTCCTCAAATGATCTGACAACCGTTTTCAATTTTTGTCCGTCTGATACACTTAATTCTTTATCCCTGTCCAAAAGCCAGTACAGGAAAAAGATGATAGTGTCTTTAGATATTATATGATTGCCATTGAATAGATTTAGCAAAACAACAGGTTCTTTTTCTTTGGCTTTCAATGCTTCTTCGCTTGTGGTATAGGCATTTTCACCGATACCGAAACGTAGGGAGTTGTTTACGGTAAATTCTACCTTTCCGTATTCTTCCATTTTCCTGTATATGAAGTGTTCTAAATCTCTTATATCGTGTATCAGGTCGAAAGGGTGCAAGGCTTCCAGTTCTTCTTTTAACTGGTTGTGAATATCCCTTAACATGGGTTCAATGGTAAACCATTTAGTAGGGTTGGTTATCTTTCGGCAAGTGGCAGGATCGTGAACGTCATCGAGAAATAAACCATTCTTATCAAGTGTGCAATAACAGTCATAGCAGAAATGCGTATGATATTCCGTTTCGCTCTTTTTGATAGACTTATTTATGATTATTCGGATTTGACCGTTCTGTAACAGATAAAAACGGATGCTCCAACGGTCAGTTTCAAAAGCTATTTGATAATGCTTGCTTTCGCCTGTTACCCTGTTCAGGAAATGTACAACTCCCTTATACATAATTGCTATTTTATTCGGTTTCATATTGATTGGATTTATTAAAAGAATGATAATTCTAATTGTACAGGTTTACGCCCTGTAATCTCGTCAAATAAGGCTTTCGCTTGTTTTAATACATTGATTGCATATCGGTCGGTCTTACTGCTGTCTTTTTCAAGTCCTGTAAGCATTTCATTTAATGCTGCTTTCAGGCAGTCTTTTCTATTGTCGAATATTTTACCCCATACATTAAGCCCATAGCCTGATCCGCCTGTACTGTGAGAGTAACTCATTCCATAAGTCCATTTTCCGTTTAAGCCTTTACCCAGTGTGATATGGTTAGATACCGCCCAACCGTCCCGATGTGGGAATTGTATTTCTTCACGTTCCAAAAAATCAGGTCTTTCCAACCAACCGTATTCGTTAAATTCCTTTTTAATGAAGCCAAATACTAAATGTCTTTCGTACTCTCGTTTATTCATTAATAACTGGCGAGGGGTATTTCCAAAACTCTCGTATTCCTCTATTATCGCCCTGTCGTTACGTCTTAATGCGTTCAGATATATAGCTACATTGTGGCGTTCTGCCCTGCAAAAATTGATGTCCTGTATCTTTTGCAATTTTTCGTATGCTGACAATTCTCTGTATTTCATGACTGTTATTTTGTGGGGCAGGGTTACTGCCCCGTGTTTGACTTCTTTTATCTTGCACTCATTGTTATAGTTCCTCGCAGATTGGGTGAGAACTTTTGTTCATAGGCTTCAATCTGCCTTTCAAGTTCTTCCCATGCGGTTATTTCTTCATCATACATCTGTAAATCGGCTTTACATTCTTGTATTAGAATTGTGAGGTATTCTTTTTCTATTTCAATTTGCTTGATTGCTTCATCCGCATTTATCCTGTCTTGTGAATTTTCATCAGGCTTGGTTGTTGGCAGGAGAAAAACGCAGTTGTATGATGTCAGATAATTCCATGTTTTGCCCTCCACACTTGCATACATTCTGTGATTATTGTCAGATATACCGATTGCAATGCCTTTACATCCTCTTTTTTCGGTGATGCTGTAAGAAAGGTTGTTCGGGTTCTCTGCGGTGTATATGGCTTTAATTAGCTTTGAATTGGCTACCTTGCCATTAAAGGCTCTGATAAACGGCTCACACGTTTCCAAACCTTTTATAAGGTTCTCATTTACTTTAATTTGTTGGTTCATTCTATTAATGAACTCTTGTTTTCTATTGGGGTTCTTTAATCCGTAATACATGATATATTGTTTTTTGATTGTTAATTATTTACTGCGTCCCATTCTCCTTTTTGGTCATCAAACCAAATTGCATGATAGAATTGGACGGTTACTTTTGGCTTCTTTCTTGGGTTGGCAAAGGTTTCCGTTTGGCTGACTTTCCACCCTTTTGCAGTTTCTGCGAGAATTATACAGGATAGGTTTTTATTATACCTGTGGATGAATTTCATATCTATATCTACTCTCATGGTGATTGTTTTTAGTAGGGCAGATAGGCTCTGCCCTGTGTTCTACATTGTTTAATCCAATCCGAAATAATAGGCTAACCTTTGCTCTTGTGATTTCGGGAAAATCCATCCTTTAATTTTTTTCCCATTAAAGGTTAATCGACTGTTGAAGCGTCCTCCCATTGCTCTTAGTTCGTCTTTAATTGCTTTGGTTTCCCCGAATACCGCTACTGCTTTGGCTGAATACTCAACCATTGTACAACCGCATTTACTTTCCCCTGTCTGGTTGGTTGGTGGCGTTGTGTTGGACTTACTGATATGTATATTATCTTCGCTTCCTGCTGTGTATGCAAAATCTTCAATAGTGCGTTCACGGTTATATACTGGCACTTTTTTAATTATCCAACCGCTATGCCTATATTCTCCTAAATAATACCCTGCACCCATAGAGTATTTTTCCCTATTTTCGTAATCCTCGTTAAACTCGGCTAAATAGGCGGTTTCCTCGAAGTTTGATGCGTATTTACGCATTTCGGAAAAAATATCCCTTTTATGTTTGGAAAAGCCTAAAATGACGGTGCGTTGTGTGCTACTTCCGTAATAGTCGGTTTGACTATCGCTTTCGTTTTGTTTCAGACGTGCCACGATTACCGCTTGCGCATCTTCGGGAAATATCTCGGCAAAACGTTTACGCCCTATTACCTTAACTTCTTCTACTCTTATCTTCTCTTTTTCGGCTTCGTCTGTTTCCGCTTTAACTATGTCTTTCGCTTCCTGAAGAAGTAACGCCACTTCAAAACCATCCATAAATTCAGGATTTTCGCTGTCGTAATAATAACCGATACCGAATTTTTCGCTTAATGGTCTGATTATGTCTGCTGTCTGAAAAACTTTTTTCCGTAGGTTAATCAGCTTGTAAGTGATACCCCAGTTATTTTTAACGATGTCATAGACTACATATCTGTCATAGCTATAACCCTCCATTTGGATAACCTGATTGACTTGAACAACCTGTATAGCCTTGTCAATTTCCTTGTTTGCTCCTAATAAAAATACTTTGCTCATAACTCTAAATTTTAAGGGATTATAAAAAGGTCAGCATTGCGAGAATAAAGAGGATTATAGCACCCATACCCACGAAAAAGGAGAGGATACCCCGTATAACAGGAAGAAAGAGATACAAGCCCACTAAAGCCCAAATAAACCCTGTTCCCCACACACAGAAGCCCAAAACCGCCAAAACGATTTTTAAAACCAATTTTATGCTAATTGGATGGTAGGCTGTCGGTCGTTGTTTCCTATTTTTTTCTGTACTTCTCATAATTTCTGACTTTTTTTTTATGCCAGTATGGAGAGGGTGAGGTGTGATCGAGTTTCAGGTGCCTTACTCACGCAGTGCTTTTTGGCAGCATCAAGATTTTTCAAAAAAATACACTCGCTTTCCTGTACCTGATTGGGGTGCAGATACATTTCTTTAAGAAAAGAGGCTATAATTATTGCCCGGATAATTTCTTAAAATCTATTACAAAAGAGATTTTGAATCGAGGAAGATTTTTTTAAAAACACGTCTGATCTTGTGCAGCCAATAAACATGAAATAAATTCGCGCCTGATACTCGTTCACTCCGAACCCCTCCTTTTTTATGGTCATAACTAAATGAGGAAGAAATTATACCGAGGGAAGTACAGAAAAAAGGAAATTTGGTTGTCTGCTTTGCGTTTATCATAATAAAACGCAGAACTTTCCTCACAGAAAGGAAAGCTATATACAAAAAAAGCCTGTACCGATTTTTACGATACAGGCTCCATTTGGATTGTGATATGTATTTTTATTTTGCTCTGGTTTTTCCGTAGCATTTGCTGCCGTCAGGAGATAAGTAGAAATCAAATGTTTCTTCAACGGCTGTTCCACCCGGAGCGATTGAGTATTTGCATCTAACAATTACGGCAAGAACATCATTCGGATTCTTACTGTCATATCCGTTAAGATTATCCGGAGTAAGATTTTTTAGAGAATCAATAGTATTGCTCATCCGTGCAATATCAGCATTGTATTTATCAATTTTAGCTTGATTTTTTTCTCTTGCCAGTAGATCTTCACTCATTTTTTTAGCCAGCTCAATCTTACTGATGTTAGGTTGATTATTTTTCTGAAATTCATCAGTAAGATAGGCGATACTGTCGGCAACCGTAACGTTGCCGGTTTCGCTAATCTCAATAATTTTGAAGTTGAGATTTTCTTTTGTGTCGCTCCCTTTTAACAGGTTATCAGTAATGGTTTTTTCGTAATTACTCGTTGATGAGTTTGAACCGCAGGAAACCATAAAAACAGCGATAAGTAAATAAAATACGTGTTTCATATCTAAATGTATTAAACGTTTATTAATTCATCGAAATAGCCGGAAGTTTTGAGTGTAGGTTATATACTATCAGAACTTCTGTTGATTTTTTATTATCAGTCCGGGTATATTCGGTTAATGCTTTCATTACCCATTCCCGAAATGCTTTTGCTTCAAAAGATGCTACACGGTAGCTGACAAATATCAGTGCTTCCAGATTATACAGTACCGTTTCGCATGGGTGCCCGTTGCTCTCAAATTTATGTATTCGGGTAACATCTTCTTCACGGAGCAAGCCGGATTTGAATATACTCCGTAGATTGTTACCAATCGTATTGACAAATACATTAAATAAGTCGGCAATTTGATGTTTCGTTACCCACAGGGTGCAATTTACAAGTTTTGCTTCAACAATCAGTTGATTTTCACTATTTTCTTTAATATTTATATATCCTCGTTCCATAATATATTATTCTTCATCCTGTTGAACATTATAACCAATACGCTTACGGGGTTTATTTTCCAGTTCCTTTTGTGATGCAAGTTCGGTAAGAGCTTGGTAAATATCACTAAACTGCATATTTGTTTCCACCATAAATTCCTCCAATTTACGATTTAATTCCGCATAACCCAGTGCATATTGTCGTAAAGCGACAAAAGCTCTGATAATAGATATATTAACCTGAATGGCCAACGTGCTGTTAAGAACGCTTGACAGTTGGGCTATACCCTGTTCAGTAAATGCAAAAGGTAAGTATTTTACGTGTTGCCCTTGTCCTTGATTTTCTAAGGTGCCAAAATTGCACCTTAAAAAATCGTACTCTTCCTTTGAGAGTTCAATCATAAAATCCGGAGGAAAACGGTCTATGTTCCGACGAACAGAACGTTTCAGATTTTTGGTTTCAACCTGATATAATTCAGCCAAATCGTAATCCAACATAACTCGCATACCTCGGATTTCATAAATCTTGCTTTGAATAATTTGTAATTCCATGATAAATATTTTTAGAGGTTTAATGCAGTATCCATACCTGTAAGGTGTTCTGATAATTTCAACATATCCCGCCCAATCTTTCCGTTATCCATTCGTACCAATGTTTGGGTTGTATTTATATTGGTATGTCCTAACATTCGGGATATTGTTTCAATGGGTACCCCATTCATATAGGTAATAGTAGTCGCAAATGTGTTTCTTGCAACCCTGAAAGTGAGATTTTTACCAATACCGCAAATATCACCGATTTCTTTCAAATAATCATTCATCTTTTGATTACTTGCTATCGGTAAATTTTGACTGTACTTATTCAAAATTTTCTGCGGAACTGAAAGCAAAGGGATTATAACAGGTGTATATGTCATGCTCCGCATAATTTTGATAATAGGATTACCGTCTTTATCTGTTTCAAAATTTTCGGTTGTTAGCATTGATAAGTCTGAATAATTCAGACCTGTAAAACAGGAAAAGATAAATACATCCCTTACTTGTTCAAGTCTTTTAGTCGAAAACTTTTTGCTCAAAATAGACTGTAACTCCTTTTCCGAAAGGAAGGCACGAACTACCTCTTGCCTTTTAATCCGGTAATGGCTAAAAGGGTTGTTGGATATAGCCTGTTTTTCACAGGCTATATTTACAATACGACGGAATAATTCTATTTTCTTGGCGGCTGTGTTTACGTTATATTTGCGAAACTTCATCAGGTAATTTTCAAAACCTATTATGAAATTGACGTCGATTTCGGACAGCAAGTAATCAACTTTCCCATATCGTTGTTTAATGTAATCAGCGATATAGTTTCTCACCGCTTCATATTTCAGGTAGGTAGATAAGGCTTTAACCTTATATACATTCTTATTATACTCGTCGAACAGAGCTATTACTGTTGAATATTCATTTTTTTTCATTACTATTAAAAATTAGTGGGTTAAACAGCTAATTGAGTATTGGCTTTTTCCGATTTAAAAGTGAGATTGCCTTCATTTTCAAAAGTATTAGACCAGAGAGATAATTTTTCTTCTTCTGAAAGGCTATGCCACATGACAGATATACGCTTTAATCTTTCGGGATCATCAGACAGAGTGCCGGGAAGATTAAATAAAGCCATTTTTTCATGCAATGAAAGGCATTCAAAAAGTTTATCTAAATTAGATTTAGATTTGATTCGCCTTTCTTCAAGTTTTTCAGCAAAAGAAGCCATATCGTTGCTTACCTTAACATCGGTAATTCTTGCATAAATTTGGGTAGTTTTTATGTTTGTATGACCTAACATTTTTGATACACTTTCAATGGAAACTCCTTTTGTAAGCGTAAGAGTGGCGAAAGTGTGTCTTCTAACATGTATAAAAAGCAGTGAATTATACTAAAGCAGATTGAAGTAGTTCGGCAGGTAATATATTTGAAATGAACAGGCTTGCATTATTCTAAAGCTATTTGAAATGTTTATCTTGAAGCAGATTTGTGCTACATTTCAGTTACCAAATCGTTAGCCTGTCTGTTTCCAAGAGAAAACAGGTAATTGGAATTATTCTTTTGCGCTGATATGCTGCATTTTACATGATTAAGAGCGCTTATAAAACGGGTAACTTTACCCACAAAATATAAGCGTATGAAAGATGAAAAATTTAAGGTATTACTCTACCTGAAAAAGAGTGTTCTTGACAAGTCAAGAAAGACCCCGATTATGGGAAGAATAACTGTCGGCGATACCGTTGCACAGTTCAGTAGCAAACTCTCCTGCACTCTCTCGCTTTGGAATCCGCGAGCCAGCCGTTTGAACGGAAAAAGTCAGGAAGCAGTCGAAATTAACGAGAAGATAGATAAGCTACTGCTTAGTATCAACGAGGCTTACAGCATTCTAACCGAACGAAATATACCGTTCGATGCCACAGATGTAAAGAACCAGTTTCAAGGTGGCATAGCTACACAGATGACACTGTTCCGGCTCTTTGACCGCCATATTGAAGAGGTAAGGGCGCGTGTCGGAATAGATGTTTCCCACCGTACAGTCCCTAATTATCTCTACACCCGGAGAAGATTAGGCGAGTTTGTCAGCAAAAACTACAACGTCAAAGACCTTGCATTCAGCCAGCTAAACGAACAGTTTATCCGGGAGTTTCAGGATTATCTCATTCTTGAAAGAAATTTAGGTGTAGAAACTGTGCGCCACTATTTGGCGATATTAAAGAAAATCTGCCGGATTGCCTTCAAGGTGGGGCATTCCGATAGGCATTACTTTGTAAACTATCCTTTGCTAAAGCAAAAAGTTAATCCACCTCGTACCCTAAGCCGTGAAGAATTTGAAAAGATACGGGATTTACAGTTTGAAGAACACCGATGGTCGCATATTACCACCCGTGATATGTTCCTTTTTGCGTGCTATACCGGGACTGCCTATGTCGATGTAGTATCTATAACCAACGATAACCTGTCTAAAGACGATGCGGGCGATTTATGGCTCAAATATCAACGTGGCAAGAACGGCAAGCTGTGCCGGGTGAAGCTGCTTCCCGAAGCCATCGGGTTAATCGAAAAGTATAAGAATCCATCAAGAGAAACCTTATTCCCTAAAATGGAATATAACGCCCTGAAATGGAATCTCCAAAGCATACGCCAGCTAATCGGAATGACAGGGGCATTGACCTATCATATGGGGCGACACTCGTTTTCCAGCCTGATTACGCTTGAAGGCGGTGTTCCCATAGAAACCGTTTCCAAGATGCTTGGTCATTCGGATATAAAGACCACACAGATTTACGCCCGTGTTACCCCGAAAAAACTCTTTGAGGATATGGACAAATACATCGAGGCAACCAAAGATTTAAAATTAGTTCTATAACAATCAATAAACATTACAATCATGCGATCTACATTTAAAATATTATTCTACATAAACCGGGGTAAAGTGAAAAAAGACGGTACAACCGCCATATTTTGCCGTATTACTGTTGATGGCGAACAAACCGTAATTACAACAGGTATTTTTTGTAACCCTAACGATTGGAAAAGTAAAAAGGGAGAAGTCAAAGACGAAAAAGCCAACCACCAACTGAAAGCATTTCGTCAGCGCATTGAACAGGCTTATGAGAACACGCTAAAAAAATATGGTGTTGTCAGTGTGGACTTACTTAAAAATGCGATTCTCGAAATACATACTGTCCCCACTATGCTATTATTGGCGGGCGAGGCGGAACGTGAACGGCTAAGGGTACGTTCATTGGAAATAAACTCTACCTCTACCTACCGCCAGTCTAAGATTTCTCAAAATAACTTACGGGAATATCTTCTTTCCTTGAAAATGAAAGATATTGCTTTTACTGATATTACCGAAGAGTTCGGCGAAGGCTATAAACTGTTTCTAAAAGGCAAAGAATATAAGTCGGGACATATCAACCATTGTTTTACATGGCTGAACCGATTGATTTACATTGCCGTTGACCAAGAGATTCTCCGGTTTAATCCGATTGCTGATGTGAAGTATGAAAAGAAAGAACCGCCCAAATTACAGCACATAAGCAGAAATGAATTGAAGCTGATTATGGAAAAGCCGATGCCAAATACGTTTCAAGAGTTGATTCGCCGAGCCTTTATCTTTTCTGCGTTTACGGCACTTGCTTATGTCGATTTGAAAGGATTGTACCCCCGCCATATCGGACGAACGGCAGAGGGTAAGCCTTTTATCAGAATCCATCGAAAAAAGACACAGGTTGAAGCCTACATTCCCTTACATCCGGTTGCCGAACAAATCCTGTCGCTCTACAATACGGAAGACGATACGAAGCCTGTGTTCCCATTGCCTAACCGCGACCAGATATGGTATTGCATTACTGAAATCGGATTCCTTGCTGGTGTAAAGGGCAATATGAGCTATCATCAAAGCCGCCACACATTCGGAACGCTCTTGCTTTCAGAGGGTATTCCCATAGAAAGTATCAGCAAGATGATGGGACATACCAATATTTCTACAACACAAGTTTATGCGAAAGTAACAGACCAGAAAATTTCCGAGGATATGGATAAGCTGATGGAACGGCGAAAAGCAATGTGAGGTCATTCAACATTAAGCCCCGGAATCAAATGATTTCGGGGCTTAAAATAATATGACAACATGTTATCCCACACCTTACAGTAGTCCTTTTTTAAGAGAGGACAAAGGTTCTAAGATAGAAATGCGACTGATTCGCAAGTATTTGGTACTTTTGTGGACGCTAAGGACTTATTGAGATAATATTTAGGTTCTGCGTGTTATTTAATAAATAAAAAATAATCTATTTATGAAACCAATTGACATTATTGGAATAAAGAATTTCAGGATATTTGATGATGAAAAGGGATTTTTGGAGGAGATCGCCCCAATAAGTGTCCTTACGGGAGCAAACAATGCCGGAAAGAGTTCAATTATTAAGTTTCTCCAGATGCTTAAAGATAGCATGCAAGGAAATGACACTCCTTTTGATTTAGATTTAACAGCGCAGGAGCATTTATTAGGAGACTTTGATAATGTATTATTTAATAAGAAAAATAGGGAAGTTGCTATTTATTTGCCTTTTCTCTTCTTAGGAATAAAAAGCTTTTATATTTCTCTAAAATTTGTAGTGCCTTCTTCCAAAAATTCATACCATGCAAAATTAAGAGAGATTGAGATTATTGATAAAAAGGATAATTCGAAAATTTTCTCTTTTAAATATCGAGAAGCTACGGATTTAGAAAAAGAAGCTTATAACGAGAAATTCAAAAACGAACAAGAAGAATATAAAAAAAAGAAAACAAAACAAGATAAAGAGAAAATAGATATTTTTTCATCCTATTTCCTTTTTCCGCCCACTGAAAATCCATTGGTTGGATATATAGACTGGAATATTAAATTGGATAACCTTAAAAAGTATTTAGAAGAAATATTGGGAGTTTATAAACTATATTTAGAAAGCAAGAACAAAAGGATGTGGCTTGAAAGCGCGGATAAGCATCTTGAAAATAGCTGGTTAATCCTTTCGGAGTTCATAAATTCTTTCAAGGGTGAACTTGATATTGATATATGGGATGATTTTATAAAAAATGAGATTGATAAGAAAGATTCAATTAGTGGTAAAGAACATATTGGAGAAAGAGATTTAGAAGCAGAAGATTATTTTTTTTCACGTCCAGAGATAGAGGATCTGGTCTATCATAATGCTTTGAAAATTTTGAAAGAAAAATTAAATTGGAATAGTTCTAAAAATGTTGATGACAAATTTTCAGTTCTTGAGAGTTGTTTTGACGTTAGTTGGAAGAAATTAATTCAAAGAATTAATTCGATAAGCTATTTATCAACCATAAGAGAAGAAAATTCACGGATTTATATTGCCAAAAACATCTCCCCATTTATTAAATTATTGAAAGATTATAATTCGAAAGAATTTCAATATTCAAGTTTCATTGATAAATACCTAAAAGCTTTTAGAATAGGGAATAGGATTAATGTTAATTACACACAAAAGCATCAGCTCCTCACCGTCTCTGTTACTACTTTAAATAATATAGAACGAGACTTAGTTGATTTTGGATATGGCATAAAACAACTTATATTAATTCTGATTCAAATTAGTGTATTAGCAGAAAAAAACAGAAGAACGGTTGAGGATTATGATGATGAAGGAGAATATATGCATGATATCTATATTCCAAGTATGTTGCTGGTTGAAGAACCTGAAACAAATCTTCATCCCAAGTGGCAATCTTTATTAGCAGAAATGTTTGTTGAGGCAAACAATCAATTTAATATTCAGTTTGTAATTGAAACTCATAGTGAGTATATAATAAGAAAGCTTCAAACCTTAGTGGCAAATAATAAGATAAGCGGAGAGAAAATTAAAATATTCTATGTAAGGCATCCAGAAGATGTAAGTCAAGATAAAAAACAGATCTCCAACATTAATATTCAACCAGACGGTAGCATTGATTATCGAATTTTTGATGGAGGTTTTTTTGACGAAAATGATACTCTTGAATTAAGTTTGTTGAATATTCAAAGAGATAAGTTTTTGCACGATTTTGAAGAACTAAAAAGGACAAAAGAAGAGAATGAAAATAAGCTATCCGAATTAGAACAAAAAATTGATGACTATACAAACAAACTTGACATAAGTGTTTATCAACAAATAATAACTCAACGCTTTGACACCTCTAAACTTTCACCAATTAGTGTAAAATATTTAATATCAGGGCAATTTCTGTTAAAAAACATCGACACAAGCAGCGATTTTGCCCCAGTTATAATACAATATGGACGTGCCGTTGAAAACGAGTTAAAAGAAATATTCCTAAGTATTGATAATTCAAAAAAATGGATGTTAGGGGTAATGCAAGGTTCTTTAGAGAAATTTAAGAATGGCTCAACAACATTACCTCAGTGCAATGCCAGCGAATATGCACAACTCCCAATCGAATTAGCAAACAGATTTAAGGCACCAGCAGACTTAAAAATAAACTTAATTGATGACATACGTGAAATAAGAAACTTGGCAAGCCATTCAGGGCAAACAAATAGCGAACAAGATGCCCTTGATTACATATTGAAGGTTAATGAGTTTATAGACAAATGGATAAATGAGAAAAAATAACAGCAATTCCAATATAGAAAGGTAGGTGGAACGCAGAAAGGCAGTGTAAGGTCATTCAATATTAAGCCCCGGAATCAAAACGATTTTGGGGCTTAATATTGATAGGCAAAGCGAACTGACAATAAATTACTCCCATGCCTCACGATAGTTCTGTTCCAACAACTTTTGAATATCCGACTCCCGGTATAAGGTTTTACCACCCAGTTGAAGGTAAGGGATTTTGCCTTTGGTTCGGTATTCCTGTAATGCCCTCCGGCTGATTTTCAACCTTTCCGATACCTGTGCAACGGTCAAAAACCGTTCTCCGCTCAAAGACGGCTCATACCCTGTCATTACGGTTTCGATCCTGTCTAACAATCTATCGAGCGAACAGAATAAAGATTTTATCCGCTCATTATCTTTTGTTACAAGCTCTGTACTCATATCTACTCCGATTTCAGATTGTTGATAAACCGCTCCACATCTTCGGGCTTATAGTACATCTTTCGATTAAACTTCGTATAAGCCAGTTTCCTTTTATCTCGCAAATACTGTAATGTATTGGGATTGACATTCAGAATAAGACAAACATCCTGATTATCCAGCCAACCGTCAAGTTCTTTGCTTTTGTTCCTTTCAATCAGTTTTTCGGCTTTCTGAACAAACGATTCAAAACGCCCAAGCATTGCCTCGAAAGTGCGGGCTTCTATATTTATTATCTCCATAATATTTACCTTTTTCGTTAATACTATGATTACGGGATAACAAAGGTAAGTCATTAAAAAACAATACATACCAATCCCTTATGGGCTGGTAGCTTTCGTCTGCACTTGTCTATACCTAAAGTGCAAACAGATTCCGGCGGCGGTCAAAATATGCCCCTTTTTTGTACTCCCTGTTCAGACTATCCGGGGGTAAAGGTGATTTTTTCTACTGCCCGTATCTTATAACTTCTTCCTCTTTTAGCGGAATGCCGACTTAGCCGATGAAGTGTTCGATTTCATGCGCGAAAGTATTTCCGTGTTCCTCACGCCGAAGCAAGTTCAAGCCGCAGAGCGGTTTCGTGAAAAATCTTCCTCTTTCCGTTCCGGCGAGCGTATTTATTCTCGAAAAACTTGCATCGGCTAAACACTACCTTTCTCTGCCCCTGAAACTCGATCACTCATAACCGGCTCCGATACGGCATAGCGTTCTAAAAAAAAGTCAGAATTATGATACGAACAGCAGAAAAAAACAGGAAACAACGATTCTCAAACCTTCCAATCAGCATAGGTTGGGTTTTGAAAATAGCTTTTGCGGTGGCGGGTTTTGCCCTCTGGGGGTGGTCGTTCGTGGCGGTTGTCGCAGGGATTTATTTAGCGTGGGCAATCATTAAAGGCGTTTTGTCCTGTCTTATTTCCCTTATCGTTATCGTGGGCTTTATCCTCCTTTTGATAGTATTAATTTTCTAAAACATAAAGACATGAAACCAAAGTATTTCAACTCGTTAGGCTCGTTAAACGAGTATGCAAACAATTATCCGAATAACAGTTTTTCATTTGAGCATACCCCCCGAAAATGCGGATGCGACAGCGTAAGATGCAGTTTCGATGTAACCGACAAAGAGGATAACGACATTTTGGAAATCCTTGTTATATGCCCCATTTGTGCCAATAACCCTAAAAACAGACAGTAATATGACACAGCCTAAAATGAACCTGCATGGAGTATCAGTATGCCCAGCAGGAGAAGAAAATCACGAGCGTTACAAGGATTTTCGCGGGAAATGGCTCTACCAATACGATTACCGGGATACGGACGGAGAACTTTTTAGCGTAGTGATGCCGACCCTTACGGAGTGCCGAGAAAGGCGGGATAAGTGGTTAAATCAAAAAATAGCAAAAAGCAAATAACAATTAATAATCATTCAAAAATTACAGTTATGACAGCAATTAAAAACAACGGCACAGCCGTAGCAGTAGCAGAGAAAGCAAACGAAGTAGTAACCGCAGTAGTGGTACGCACTCCCGACAACGGACAGCGCAAAGCCGTAAACATCGCATCCGACCTCATAGAGCCAAGCAATTACAACGCTCGAAAAACCTTTGACGCCGATGCGCTCAAAGAGTTGGCGCAAAGTATCTCCGTTCATGGACTGATACAGCCCATTACAGTACGGCGCAAGGGCGAGAAAGGCGAACATTACGAAATCATTTGCGGGGAACGCCGTTTTAGGGCGTGCCGTATGCTCAAACTTTCAGAAATCCCCTGCATCGTTCGGGAAGTAACAGACGAACAGGCGTATGACCTTTCAATCTCCGAGAACTTACAGCGTGAGGACGTGCCACCAATGGAGGCGGCAGAGGCTTACAAACGCCTTATAGACACAAAGTGGTACAATATTGCAAGCCTCGCCGTAGCATATGGTAAAAGCGAAAGGCATATCTATCAAACGCTGAAACTTTGCGACCTCATTAAAGGTATTGCCAACCTTGTAAAAGAGGGCAAACTGACAGCATCGGCAGGGATAGTCATTAGCAAGTACGACAAGAAGATACAGGAGGATATTTTGAACGACCGATTAGGCAAGGACGGCGCAGGCGAATGGTGTAATATCTCTGCTAATGCGTTGGAGGGCAAGATACGGAACTGCTATACGAACAACCTCGATAATTATAGTTTCGATAAATCCAAGTGCCTTAAATGTATTCACAATTCAAGTAATTTCGACCTGTTCGCCGAGAATGGCGGTTGTGGCAAGTGTACCAACAAAAAATGTTTGTCGGACAAGCAAACGGCATACCTTGTAGAACAGGCGCAAGCCGTAGCCCTTGCCGACCCGAAACTCGTTTTTGTCGGCGAACAGTACAGCCACGACAACGAGGCTACCCAAATAATCAAAAAGGGCGGTTATGAGTTTAAGAACGTGCAAACGTATAACCTTAACTCATATCCCACAGCACCGACAGCACCGCAAGCCTCCGAGTACAAAAAGCCCGAAGATTACGACAAGGCACAGGAGAAATACGGCAAGGAGCAGGAAAAGTACACCAAGCACACGGCACACCTTGAAGAACTGAAAGAGCAGGGCAAAATCCGTGTGTATGCTAAAATCGGCGATAGTAATGTAAGAATGTACTACAAAGAGGTTGCCACCAAAGACACCAAGAGCAACGAGCAGTTAATCTCCGACCTTACAGCCAAGAAAAAGCGGAATAACGAACTGGCGGACGAAAAGACCGCCGAGGGCTTAAAGGAACTTTTGCGCACAGAACAGATACCACAGTCGGCATTTACCGCCGATGAAGAAACGGCAATGTATTTCTTTATGCTTACCAAGTTACGCCGTCATAACTACAAAGCCGTAGGACTGAAAGAAAACGACTATTACGGCTATCTGACGGACGAGAAGAAACTCAATATCGCATCTTTGCTGACCGAAGAACAGAAAACCATTGTACGCCGTGATTATCTGTATAGCCACCTTACGGACGGCACAAGAACCGTAGGCGATGAAAAAGGAGGTATGTTATTAGCGTTCTCAAAACAACATCTGCCCGAAAAGACGGAAGAAATTGTAAGCACTCACAAAGAGGAATACGGCAAGAAAAACGCCCGATTGGACGAACGTATCGCAGGGCTGAAAGAGGCTGAAAAGAAAGCGAAAGCCGATGCCAAAGCAAAAAAGGCAGAGCAGACCACCAAGACGGAGAAAACCTCTAAAACAGCCGAAAAAGCCATCAAAAAGGAAGTGAACGCCACCGCCCCGAAGTCGGAAACCACCAAGCCGAAAGGCAAGGAACAGTCCAAAGCGACCCAATCCGAAAAGAAAGAGGCGAAACCAACACCAATACCGACACCGCAAGCGGATAAGGTGCTGATTGTCGGAGTACCCAAAGCGCAACCTAAAGTGGAGGCAATAGCGGTATAAATTTGAAGTTCAACAAGGAGCGGGAGAAATCCCACTCCTTAAAAACATTATCAAAATGACGGTATTTATATTATTCCAAACGGATATTCACAGGACAAGGGCAAGCCGTGTATTTTTCGGTGTGTTCACTTCCGAGGCTAAAGCGATAGACCACGCCAAAGAAAACGGCTTATATACCTATGATGCAGAGGTAGAAATATTTGAATGTGAAATTGATAAATTCGGCGAGGTATGAGGATAGACCCATATATCGGCAATCCTATTATTCTCACACAGCAGGATTATTACGAACTGGAGGAACTTTTGCACGAGATAGACCCGCAATGTAATTCGGTGCAACTCCGACAGGAGGTTGTTATTATTGAGAATATCGCCCGCAGGACGTTTCATTATCCACGAAAACCCTCTATTGAGTGGGTCGCTGGGAGGCTGCGGTATATGGTTGAAAACGGGCTATAAATGCCTTTGAAAACGATTTTAAGAATTTATATCCGGGCAGGGGAAACTTTGCCCGGACTTCTTTTTCCATGAGCCATTAGCAGGGCTTTATGCGGGAGAAAAAGAAGCAAAAAGCCGTACATAATCGTGCCTTATTATATTTTCAGCACGATTTCTCTTGAATTAATGAACATTATCTTTATTAAGGATTGCTTCATATTGAGCACCTTTATATAGTTGAATATTATGGGGGATGCTTTTTATAATATTCAACCATTCTTCTTTGGTAAATATATCATACAAGCTTTTCGAGTAGGCTTGGACGGCTGCATCCGCTCCGTGTTTTGAAACATACTCTAAAAATTTGGGATGTTTTATAGCAGCTTCGTTAAGTCTCTTATTTGTATCAATAATATCATTACGCCATTTTTCATAATATTCATCAGTATATTTTGTGAAATATATGCATTCATCAAAATCACCTTTCTTTAAATAACCTTTATTCACATCATATCCTCCGTGTTTATGAAGTTTGATAGAAAATAAATCAGAACCTAAGTTAATTGGAAAACTTGTTGCTTTACCATCATTTTCCAACTCAAAGGATTCGTCTTTGTAATATATGTTAAGCACATAAAGAGCAGACATTATATCAAAAAGATATTTGACACTTCCGAAAGGTAGTGAATTTCCTCTATCGTGTTTCAAGTTCTGATAAGAATTATTCCAACTGAAAGTTTGTTTACCATGAAAAGTGCTTGTTTCATTTTTTACAAATGGCTGGAGTATTCTATTGGTTTGAAAGCAATTTGACGAACTGATAATCACAACTTTTTGTTCCAATTTCCATAAAGAATCTAAGTGAGCAATGGCATCATCGTCATACTTTATTTTAGTTGTTTTGGAGCCTCCATTACTCTTGTACAATTCTTTGGAAATAGATTCAATTTCAGCAGACGCTCTTAATATCAAATCTGAAATTTTTGTAGAATAAACATCAAGTTGTTTGTCATCAATATGTATGTTATATGATAATACAACAATCTCTGATTCGAGATTTTTATATACAGGCCAATAAATATTTGTACTCATAAAATTTTTTTGCGCAAAAATACTCATAAAAAAACACTTGGCAAAACTGCTTGCCAAGTGTTTTTCAACAACTTACCCAAAGTCGTTTATTCATCAATGAGTTTGCGCTTCCACCTATCCTATCTGTGTATTAATCTCCCTCCGGAAAGCCAGCGGATCAGCTATAAACGGATATGAACTTGTAACGCCTCCGGTAGTAACCGTTATCGTTCCGAAACCAAATATCCGTCCTAAAACACTTTGCTTTATGTGCAAGCCTTCGCACTTTGTCAGTACCAAATCTACCGCACGGCGGCTGATAACACCTGTTTTAAGCACCACCCGCTTATTGGTTACGGCATAAGCCGAACCTATTTTTACAAGTAGCCTCTGTATAAGCGACACAATCCCGAAAAACAAAATCAGCAGCCCTGCATAGTGGGTCATTGCTGATATTTCTTTAGGACTTGAAGCAAGTAAAGCACCAATAAGCAGTAATATTATCGGTTGCAGGAACAGGAAGAAATGCAGCTTTGCAACATATTTTATCTCTTCTCCGGGTTGTAAGTTTGATTCGATATAGTTCATAATGACCTGATTTTTATTTAAGAACGTCCGTAAATATACATATTTTCAAAACAGTACAAAGTATAATTACTTGTTTTTCAATATTTCCAACAGCAGGTTACACCATCCGGTCGGATTCAGATAGCGTTTTCCTTTTCTTACTTCATAATGTAAGTGGCTACCTGTTGCTATTCCGGTACTACCTACGCAAGCTATTTGCTGGGTTATACTTACCGAATCGCCGACACTTACCATTGTCCTACTTAAATGTGCATAGAACGAACGGAAACCGCCTGTATGCTGAATTTCAATAAAATTCCCATAGCCCGGACAATACCCCTTTTGAACTACAATGCCATTACCTGTGGCATAGACGGGAGTACCTTTTGTTTCAGGAATATCAATCCCCGTATGGAATTTCCACACCCTGTAAATCGGATGTTTACGCATCCCGAATCCCGATGAAATACGTTCCGGTTTCTTAATCGGAAAAATCACAGGATAGTTGCATAACTCATCAATAGATAGTTTCAACGAATCGGCTATCTGCTGAAATTCCGTTGCAGAATACACCTGTTCCGTACATTTTTCTATCTTCGGTTTTCTGTTTAGAGAATCGCCCGGCTGCCCCGATGCAGGCAAATTCAATAAGGCGATAAAGAACATTAGTATATATTTCATAGTCTGTTTGAATCGAGTAGGAGAAAACAAAAGTAGTTTTCTCCTACTTTGTTTTCGTCCTCTCACACCACCCGGCATACGGTTCCGTACCAAGGCGGTTCCTTACTTACGATACAACTTTACAATAACAGTCCATTAATAATGGGTAATTGGCTCGTCTTAAGTTATCATTATTCAATGCGCGATTAAGAATAAAACTTTTGGAAATATGCCAATAACCTTTGCGAGTATTTGCCCACTCCCATGCTTTACGCTTATCAATACCACATCGCATGAGGTTCTTAAAGCGAGTCTTTACTTTCTTCCAGCACTTCCAGATACACATCCGTAAGCGACGACGATACCATTCATCCAATTCCTTGAGTTTACTCTTTATATCAGCCAACTTGAAGTATTCAAGCCAACCCATAATAAAGTAGCGAAGTGATTCTTTACGCTTTTCATAGCCCATACCATTGCTACGACCAGTTAAAGACTTCAATTTAGACTTAAACTTCGACATGCTTTTAGGATGAACACTTAAGCGACATGCACCGGACTTCACATAGAAACTATAACCTAGGAACTTCATCCCTCGTACGTAACCTACTACCGTCTTCTCGTGGTTTACACGTAGATGAAGAGTATCCTCAATATAGTAAGTAATACTATTCTTCACCCGAGCGGCAGCACGTTTGCTCTTGCAGAAAATCATACAATCGTCCGCATAACGAACGAAACGATGACCTCGACGCTCCAACTCCTTATCCAGTTCATCAAGCATGATATTGCTTAAGAGTGGACTTAGCGGACCGCCTTGAGGAACGCCCATGAGCGTTTCCTCATACTGAGCCCCAATCATTACCCCGGCAAGTAGGTATTTATGGATGAGAGAGATCACACGACCATCCTTAATGCGACGTGATAGGAGTTCTATCAAACGACTATGATTGACCGTATCGAAGAATTTCTCTAAATCCAGGTCTACCACATACTTGTAGCCGGAATTGACATGAGTTTGAGCTTTCAGAAGAGCTCCGTGGCAACTACGACCGGGACGGAATCCGTAACTATTGTCATTGAAGATGCGTTCATAGATAGGTGATAACACCTGTGCTATAGATTGTTGAACAAGACGATCGACTACGGTGGGGATACCCAAGGGGCGTTTCTTGCCACCATCTTTGGGGATTTCCACTCGACGAACGGGATTAGGACGATACCGACCTGCTTGTAAGGAGGATAGCAGTTCATCTTTATGAACTTTGAGCCAAGTAAGCAGGTCTTCCGTATTCATCCCATCAATTCCACCACTTCCTTTGTTTGAAACAACCCGTTTATAGGCGGCGTTCAAGTTGGAAGGAGATAAAATACGCTCCAGTAGCCTATCTTGTGTAAAATGTACTTCCGTGAGGTTGTTTTCAGTTATCCCCATGTAAGTCTGCACTCCTCGATAGCATTCGGATGCCGTCCTATTCTTCTCGAGCCAGCTATCACTCTGTGTTGATATTTTCTGCAT